GGTACTGCGCCGAAATCTCCATAGCCGCCGCCCATTCGAGCATCCGAGCGTAAGCCGGATAGAGCACCACGTCCGTAGTGGCGTCCGTAAATCGCGGCATGGGGAGCCATGTGGTGATCTCAAGCGCCGGCGTGCCAATCGGGATTGGTGAAACGCCGATGCGCCCAATAGCGAAACCCCGGTCGTAAAACAGGTACTCCACCAAGTGCGCCTGGGCCGCGCGGTCTTCAATCGCGGTCCACTCTTCAGCCGTGCAGACCTTTACCTTGTCGGTGATGCCGTTGGCGAGCGTGATCGCGGCTGCTGTGATCTCCGCAGGCCGCGCCATGTTGAACGCTTGCCCAGTGCCGATGGTGTAGTACTGAACTCCAGCCGAAAGCGTGAAACTGCTGATCGGTGCCGAGATCGCCATGTAGGGGTCAGCACTCCAGTTATCCGTGAGGTTTCCGATGATGTCGATGGCTTCGGTAAGCTGCGAAGAGCCAACGCCCAACGATGCGCCGGTGGGCAGCACTCCCAAATGCCGTAGTGCTTGGTTCACAAGGAAGGTAAGCGTCATGCGTTCCTCGCGGCGGGAATGCGGAGCGCGAACGATACCGGGTCAGCCGGCTTCACGTCCAACGCTTCGCAGACGAACTTCAGATAGCTGCTGGTGCTGTTCTCATTCGGCGGGGCGTACACTTCCACCATCTGCTGAACGCTCAAGCCGCGCGCGGCATACTTCTGCAGCTGATTTTCGAGATCATCCCAGCCGATATCATCAGTCGCATAGGTGGCAACCGCGTTTGGATCGCCGGGGTGCTGAGCGTGGGGTCCGTGGCGAAGATCACCGGGATTGTGCCGAACGGTGGGCGTGGCTCCAGCCTTTCCGAAGCCTTCCATGCGAGCCATGATCTGAGCAACTCTTGTTTTCGCGGGCATTATTGGCCCCCCGTTGGCGCTTGCGAACCGGCCGGCGGATTCGGCCCGAAGTTCGACATGTTCAGCGTTCTCACGTTCGTCATAGCTTCCTGATAGGAATGGGCTAATGTCTCAGGAACCTTAACGCTCATATTTGAAGCCATTTCCATACCTAAGGCTTTGGTGAACATTCGGGCATATCCAGCAGGCAGAGTCAGCGGCGTAGTGAGATCCGCAAACGGCTGCAGCGCGGACCACCAGGTATATTCGAGGTTCCCGCCCGAGGGCACCGGAGAAAGGTGGATGTAACCGTTCCGGTCATAGAACAGGCATTTCACTAACGCGCTGATTTTCTCCCTGTTGAGGATTTGCTCCCATTCGAGGGCATTGCAGATTCTGACCGGCATGACCGGCCCATTGCTGGTGATGATCGATGCCGATTCGATGGCTGCAGGTGCCGGTGCGCCGACCGCGTAGGCCGGGGTGCCGCTCGACAGGCTGATATTTGTTACCTGAACATTGAACGCCATCAGGCGGTCCGTGCTCCAAGAATCAATGAGCTGATTTCCGTACCCAAGGGCATCGGTAATCTGCTGAGTAGAAAGTCCCTCACCGGAGTCGAGAATTCCCAGGTCTAGGCCCGCTTGATTCGCGGCTGCAGTGAGGGTAAGGTTCATTTGTTAGGCTTCTTCTGTTCCACGTTCGCCAGCCGCTCTTCCAAGCGGGCGATGATGACGCGCGGATCTTCGATTGGCGCATCAGGCAGCGTTTCGAGTTCAGCGGGGGAATCCACCCAGCCGGAGAGCTTGGCGCGCTCTGCTTCGGTGGCTACGGTGCGGGCTTCAATGAAGGAATCCGCCTTGAACTTCAGCTCCATGTTGCGGCGGAACACCATGCAAGGGAAGTCCTTGTGCTTGTAGTTCAGGCCATAGCCCTTCCCGGCAAGCAACTGTTTCTGCGCATCGTTGATCGCGATACGCGGTTCCAATGTGGCGTGGTACATGTGCAGCGGGAAGCCCTTGTTCTTCAGGCGCTGCATTTCGTTGATGTCGTGAGCCAGGGGAATACTGTCCGTTGTCCCCTTCGTGTTCACTAGATCGCGGAGTTCATCATCGATCTCCCGCATTGCGGGTGCGCGTTCAGACATTTACTCTTCACCTTCCTTTCCCATCGTGTTTTTGGGATCGTCGCCGCGATTGCCGGGATCAGGCTTGCCGGGTGTCGAGGGTTGATCGATTGGCACCAGCTTCGCTTCCGGCTGTGGTGCTGTGGCGACTGTCAGCGGGCTTGCGGTGCTGCCTGCTTTCCGCTTCGGGTCATCGTTCGGGGTGGATTCGCCCTGCACGTTGCCGTAGCGGTCAATCTTGGTGTCGAGCAGCTGCTTTTCCTCTTCGGCCGAGTTCACGGTTTTGCCGTGAACCATCTTGGGAAACTCCTGCTCAATGTAGATATCGCCATATTCGGCGGTACGCGCAACGGCCTCTTCGCCCGAATTGTGGGCGATGATGGGCGGGTACTTCTCATGAAACATGTGCTTTGGAAACAGGTTGAATTTGTCGCGATCAGTCTGCATGGTGCGCTCCTTAGTAGCTCGGAAACCACTTAGCCGCTGTTGCATCCCACGTCATAATCAGCGCTTTACTGATTACCGCTGTCGAGGCAAGGGCGATGTTTCCGGCGTTGGTGGTGGTGAAAATACCATCGGGAATCAGGATCAAGTGGCCACCCGAAATAAAGCCGGGGGGCGGGGTGATCGTGGCGATAGCTGCGGTGCCAGTCACGTGAGTGACAAACGAAACCGGGGCGATGGTGGTCGCGCTAGCGAGAGCCGTGCCCACGTTCACCAGGCGCACAAGATTAGCGAGTACCCATTGCCCGTTCGAGCAGGTGACAATTTCGCCACCCTGGATGCCGCCCGCGACGATGACGGGAAGCGAATACTGCGCAGATGCGGTGCAGGCTCCCGAAGGCCGGATGCTGACGAAGACGCCCGAGAAGGGGCGGCTGGTATCGCCAGATGCTGGGGCCGGTTGCCCGACCCACACTATTGCGCCGACATTATGATTCGCGCCCGCACCGGTGCCCAGTTGGCCGCGCTTCACCTTGAAGCAATTCGCGCTGCCACCAGGTGCCGTGACCACTACGGCTTCCTGATCAACGAACAGAATAGAAGCGGATTGCGCGGTGTTGGGGAAGGCAACGCCAGCCCCGGATGCTAAGCAGAACTGCGCGTTAGAACCAGCCGTGACGGCTGTGGCGAGAGTGGTGTTTGCGGTTTGCAGCTGGCCCAGTGCGCTACCAGCGCAGAGAGCCAGCAGGAGGAAAGTGCTGTTGAGTGTTTTCATGTGATTTGTCCTTATGCAGCAATGCGGCAAGCGCCTTCTGCGTAGAGCGGAGCCATCCCGTAATACACGTCATAGCGGTTGATCCACTGATCCGTCCGGGGGTCAAACATGCGAACGAAACGCATCGAGACGCCGGTGGACTTTGAACGCTTCTGGTAAGCCATTTCGGCCTGAGTGGGAACCGGGCCGGGGAAGCTTACAAACGCGAAAGCCTGTTTCTCAAACAGGAAGCCTTGCGTGGTGGAGAGTCCGGAGAGTCCTGCTTGCCCTGCTGCGTTCAAGCCATATACGTTCATCAGCGCGCCGTTTGCGGGCGAGTTCGAAACATTCTGGAACTGGCCGGTGGGAACGATGGAGGGCGAAAGCGTCAAAGTAGCTGCGCCGCCGCCGTCCGTGTTGATTACCGCCTGCACGACGAACTGCTTCAGCTGCTTATAAGGCGCACGGCTCTGGGGGTTCACGTCGAACACGCCCGCGAAACTCACGGAATCGCCTACGTTCAAGTAGCCGAGAACACTGACCGTCGCGCCGTTGATGTTGATGCTAGAACCGGTCTGGCCTGCGCCGACAACTGCAGGGGTGCCGCCCAAGGTGCCAATGACCTGCGCCGGCACGTTCTGATCTTCGAACCACTTGTAACCAAGGGTGTCTGCGATCTGACCGTTCCACACGCCGTCAACGAACTTCTGGGGGTTGTAGTAGGACTTCGAGAAATCCTGCCAGCCGACCTTCATATCGGGATCGATAATCATGGCGCGGCTCTTGTTGGCAAGCAACGGGAAGCCTGCCTGATCGATCACCTTTCCGGCTTGCGCGTAGGTCAGGAACGCATCGGTTCCGCCTAAGCCAGGGGTGGTGCCAGGGGTGCCCACAACATTCGACGTGTTCTTTACGATGGTGAGCGCCGCGCGGCTGTCGAGCTTGTTAGCTACCGATTCAGCTGCGGGGCCCAACGTGCGTTCGCCGAAATCATCGATCGATAGATAGAGTTCGGCCGAACTCATTTCCATATCGACGCCGGATTGCTGATCGATGGTGACGGGCACCTGTGTATCGGTCATGCCTTCCGGCTGGTAGGCCTGTCCATCGCGACCGATGTAGCGCTGAGGTTTGCGCATGTAGATCGTGTCACCGATCTTGCCGCCTTCGTTGCCGAACTCTTTGTCGAGATCGCGGTACATGTTGGGGATGACGACAAGATTATTCTTGAGAACCATCAGCCCGTAATTAGTGATTTCCTGCCGTGTAAGAAGTTGATTCGCCACTATTGCTCCAATCCGCCTTGTTAGCGGTAGTTAGAGCCCTTATTCCTTGCCTTGTAAGCTTTTGCGTACTCATCGGCATCATCGATTTCCGAGAGCGGCTTCAAGGGCGCTGCTTCCGTGCCGGTCAATTGCTTCGGCGGCGGAGCTGCGCGGGATACGAGCTGTGGTTTCGGTTTCTCAGTAGCGGGTGTCGAGAGACGGCCTTCAATCTTGCCTAATTCAGCTAACTGGCGTGTGTGCGGAAGCGCATAAATGCGTTCGTACTCATCTGGATTCTTCCCCAGGTAGTACACGACATCTGTTCCGGTGTCCCAATCCCTTACGAAATCGAGCATGGAAGGCGAGAGGTTCAGACTCAGAGCGGAAGCGTCGAAATCCGGGTATTTCTGTCGTGCCGACACTACTTTGTTCTGGAGGTCCTGTGTCTCTGCTGCCTGTTGCCGGGTCTGCGCTTCCTGACGCTGCTCTTGCCTGATCCGCCATACTGCGCGGTCTTCAATCCATTCCGAATAGCCGTTCTCCCCTTGATACTTTGGGTCGTCCTGCTTCGGTGAATCGTCAGGCTTCTGCTGCGTTGCGGGTTTGGCTGCTACGGGCTGGGGCTCGATTGCCGGTTTGCGAGTCCGGAATTCCTGCAATTCTTGTTCGAGGCGGTCCGCGCGATCCTTCTCCGCTTTTGCCTTGCCAGTCAGTTCCGAAATTCGGCCCTGAAAGCTTCGTTCTCTCTTCTTTGGCTCTTGAGGTTCGCCCGTTTCCGAGACGGGTTCAGTTTCGCTTTCCGATGTTTCGGATGGCTCGGAAGTTTCCGGTGCTTCTACTTCTTCAGCTTCCGCTTCGGGCTGCTCTGCTTCCGGCTGAGGAGATGACTGCCTTGCTTTGTAAAGCGCCTCAAACTCTTCCGGTCCATCTGCTTCCGCGAGCGGCTTACTGGTTTCTGGAATCATACGTTATCTTTTTTGTTTTGTAAAGCACATAGATTGCGAAGCGGCACCAGAAACCTTTCATCGAAGGAATCGAGGTCTAGTTGTAAATCGGCAGGGGTCAACTCCAACGAGAAGGCTGGCCCATCAGGCTTACCGGCCTTGAACGTGACCGTTCTTCCTGATTCCAGCCCGCCAGCGGTGAACGTATCGCCGTTC